TGCTTCATTTTTCAGACTTTCCAATTCATCATTGATGGCTTCTTGGTTCAATTCAACAAGCTCATCATAACCTCCAAAATACTCTCGACCACAACGAGTACATTTTATATATGTCCTATCTTCATTAGGTTCAAAAGAAGAATCATCACCGCATGTTATACAGCGAAGCTTAACTGATCTATCATAATTTTCTTTCATAATCTACAATTTAATAGTTTAGTTATCATTTTTTTCACTCACAGGCAAAGACATCACATATTTCAAAAGTTCCGGTTTCTTCTCCGACGTACAATTTGATATAATTTGGAGATATAAATCAACGTCTTCTTTACTTATTGGAGATACATATAACTTTTCGGATTTTATGCCCAAAATGTAACTCACAAGCCCATCTATAGGAGTTTTATCAGACGCTGCATTCAACAACTTTAAAGATTTCATGAAAAAAGCCAAAGCATCTTTCCCATGTCCACTATTAAATTGACGAATACCTTCTAACTGTTGAAACAATGCACTTACAGTCAGATCATAATCGCTAATTTTGTCGTGAATTATATTTTCATTCTCTTTTTTTAGTTTACTAATAGTTTCATTAAAGTCTTCTATTTGTCTTTTAACCTCAAACACATTCAATATTTGCCAACCTATTAATATTGTAACTAATAGGCTTTGTACTCCAAGCACAAAACCCCAATAATCCTTAAAATCAATAGGAGCAACTCGATATGACAACATTAGCGCTATAACAGACATCACCAATGCCAATATTGAAACCCAACAATTCCTCATATCTATGATTCAATTTTTACTAATAAAAGCTAATACAGAAATCACAAAAGCCGCAATAGAAAACGCAACCATAATATAGTTATTTAACATAGCTCTAACCTCTGTTTCAATAAGTCCGGTCCTAAGCACACAGAGACCTTCTTCTGTAATCGATATAGATCGCTTATTGTCATCAGATCTTTTCAACCATTTTTCCCTAATTAGATGTTCTTCTATAATATCCCTATCAGTCGGATCACTTGTGAAAGATTTAATATTATTATAATAACGAGCTCTTACAAAACGTCCCACTTTTCTATCTTTCATAGCATATTGAGTAAGTATAATATTACTCTTTGTTCGCCAAAATATGACATCATCGATATTCTTAAGATTATCCATAGTCTACAATTTATATTTCAGTTATTATTTTCTTGTAAAAACATAAGCTAACATTAACTAAGAAACTTATTGCTAAAGTTATCAGGATCCTTTTTAGTTACAGCATCAAACCTACATTTTCGTTTAATTCACTGCGTATGGAGCAAACCCTAAACCAGAGAACTAACTGAAAAAACTTACAACTATTTTTCTGAATCATGTCTTAATAAAGATACTTCTTGTTCCAAAGCAGACTTCTGTTGACATACCAATCTATAGCTTCCTTGAAGATTACGAAAATCATTTTCTATTCTTCTATATTCAACTTTTGACTCACTTAGTTGTTTTTGCATTTCTATAAGTTCTTTATTAAGTTTATTCACTTCTTCTTCACATGAATAATTGCCAAAAGACATATTTTGCTCCAAATATCTCCAAAGAGAAGTAGGCATCATACCCCAATATCTTTCAAATCCAAGATCCAAGATAAAACAAGCAATATGCGCTTCCGAAAATTCATCTCGTGATAATCTTAAGTAAACTTCCTTAGGAGATAATATCGTACTTATAATACCACAATTATCAAAGCAAATATAACTATCATCAATTGCTCTTATGCGATCTTGTAAAAGCTTTTGATTATCAATATTATCATCGAACACAATCAATATTACATTCTTATTCATAGAGATATATTATTTGATAGTTGTTTTAATATGTTGACTCATATCATCTTTCAAATCCTCCCACTTGCCATCCCATCGAATTTCAACTGTAAATCTATATGGTTTACATGATACAGAATAGAGTAAATAATCAATAGTATAGATTGTGTGATTCGATTGGGAAGGATAAGCGATATCCTTTCCTGATATATTTAAAAGGATATTAGATAATGTCCCTTCTCCATTTGGAGCTGAAACATCTTGATTTGGGCCAATACTAAATAATTGATGTATTCTATATCCCGAATTTGGAATTATAACTTTCTTCTGCTTTTTATCGCAATCCCAGTAAGCTTGTTCACATCCTTCAAAATGTATACAAGGTTTCATTTCTTCATCTATTTTCGATGCTATTTTTTCTAAAAACAATTCACATTTTTGAGCACATACATTTCCCTTATTATGAACTTCCAAATAATTATAATATTTACTTGATTTTTGACAAGACCTCTCTGCCAATATATCATCTGAATGAAGTTTAATTTTAAATTTAGGATATGAAATATATTGCTTTATTTTTTCTCCAAACAAAGCAACAAAAACAGCAGCAGCAGTAGCTATTGTTCCTAAAGTTGTAATAAAATAGTAATAATATTCACCAGATGAGATATTCTTACTCCAGTCTATGCTTGGAATAAATATTTTGTATGGAACAATATTTCCTAATACATAGAAAATAATGGCTATTAATATACAGCCAATTATATAAATCCATTTCATTACTATCTATTCTTTATTTCTAACACCCTATCCCCAAACGCTAACTTTATCACATCAGCTTTCACATCACTATCTTCCAACTCCAATTGCAGTATAACTTTTGGGGTAGTTAAGCCTTTTTCTCCGGCAGATTGCTCCGGCACATATCGCTCTGGCCAAGTGAACAAGTCTGTTATAGAAACACCCAAGCAACTTGCGATATTCTCAACTTCGGAAATCTTCAAATCGCGATTTCCCCTTTTCATTACAGAAATTTGGGACTCATCAATACCCATAGCATCAGCCAACGTTCGTTGTTTGATACCCTTTTGAGCCATTATCTTAAATATGTTATCTATTACATTCATACTTATGAAGTTACGCACAATATCTACACGACAACTTGCGAAAAACAAAAGTTTTTATTTAGATTTTCGCAAAAATACTTGTATGTTTCACAAGTTTATTCCATATTTGCACCTGCATTGATTAATAGTAGTTGCGAAAATATAAAGTACAGAATATATATAATAATGTAAGGAGGCAAAAATGGAAAAATTAAACCTACAAGGTCATGAGACTGGCGCTCGTTCGTTCAGAGAGATCTACTTCTCCATGGACAACACGCCGCCTAAGAAGGCTTTCATCAAAAAGATAGCCACCATTACCAAACGATCTGAATCGGCCGTCAGATGTTGGGTAGCGGGAGTCTACCAACCGGACGCATTGGCACAAACAGTAATTGCACAAGAACTTGGCATCCCTGCCAGCGAGTTATTCCCAAAGGAGGATAAGGTATGCGCGCAATAGAATTCTATACCACCCCCTCCGGCGAAGTAACTATCAAAGAGCAGGGACAGCCGGAACGCCAGTTGAAAGAGTCCGATACGGATTTCATTCAAAGTTTCCTTGAGATTTTGGAAGAGTTCTATCCGGAGGCTTATGCGGCACTCCGCAAGTATTACGCCCGTTACGACGGGAATAAATGCTACCGGGATTTCTTGGCTGTACGTAGGTTTATCAAATGCAACTTCGGGCTGTACGATAACATGATAGACGTGGATGAGAACTGGAATTTCAAATTCGAGTTTGTCGGCTGCCCTCTACGAGGAGAATGTGACGGGTTTAAGAAAATCTGTGAACCGAAGTTCAACAGCACATTATCAGACAGTCAACTTAGGGTGATGGAGCTTTGCTACTATGGCAAGAAAGACGAAGAGATTGCGGAAGCGCTTTTTATATCGTCCCACACCGTAAAGAACCACCGGAAGAACGTGTTCCGAAAACTCTCGATACACTCTATGGCGGAGTTTATGCGATATGCGAACGAAAAGAATCTATTTAAAAGCGAATAACCATGCCAACCGAAAACACCTATCAAAGCATACCTTCTTTACGAAAGATCGAGATCGAATACCTTGCTTGGCAAATCACAAGGATGCAAGCGGGTACCCGGGAATTTATCGGGCAAAAGGAAGCGCACCTCCGTTTCGGGAGGCAGAACGTGGAAAGATGGGTCTCGGAAGGTAGGCTACAACGTTACAAGCGACCGGGCAAAATCGAGTACAGGCTGGAAAACCTGTATAAGTGCGCCCTGGATCCATACGACTATTAAATGAATCATTAACATAGCAAGGCACCTTGGCAAGGCGTTGCAAAAGGAAGTTTACGATACCCATCCAACTCGCTATTTCACGGACGGTAAACCGCATTGCTAATAAATCATTGACGTATGAAAACAGATTACTGGAAACTCGCCCAAGCGGTGAGGTGGGGATTTTACATCCTTTTCGGAACGCTCGCCATACTTGGAATCGTGGCTATTTGCCTAGGACATTTCCTGCATATCATCACGACGTCCGGATGTGCGGCAATGGCTTACATGATAGTTAAACATTGGTAACTAATATTTAAAAACATAACATCATGTCGAATCTAATTCAGATCAAAGTAGCTGAGTTGAATCAGCTAGACCCGCTCATGATAGCGGAAGATAACAGGGTAGAACAAAAGTTCATCCAAATGTATAACGCAATCTGGGGTACCGCCCAAGGAGCGCAAATCTACGAGAAAGAGAAATTCAACTTCCGGAAGATCTTACAAGACAAGCCGGAACTGCAAAAATGCACACCGTTATCCCTCTATGGATGCTTTTTGGATATAGCGGTCAACGGCCTGTCACTTGACCCGACAGGACGACCGCACTGTTATATTCTTCCCCGTAGCACGAAGACCGGCTATAAGGATAACAACGGTAGCGATATCTACGAACTACGTGCTTATCTCTCCATCACCGGATATGGCGAGTTAGTCATGCGGCAACATGCCGGACAAGTCCGTTACGTGGATAATCCCGTGGTTTGCTATGAGGGCGATACCTTCTCCCCCGGGTTGATCGACGGCGTAAAGACCGTGACCTACCAAGCGGCATGCCCCCGAAAGTCCAACAAGGTGATAGGTGGTTTCTTACGTATCGTACGCTCCGACGGTACCGTGGACTGGCACTGGATGATGGAAGGCGATATCAAGCGATTGGAAGTGTACAGCTTTAAGAACAACCAGAAATGGAACCCGCAAACCCGGCAGAAAGAAGGGAAGGCCAATGCCCTTTATACCTCTAGCGAAGGAGGTATTGATCCGGGATTCTTGGAAAGCAAGCTTATCAAGCACGCTTTCGACGGATATCCCAAGGTACGCACGGGACAGTTCTCCTCATTCGAGACACAGGAGGAACCGCAAGAGATCGACTACGGACTGGAAGAAACAACCGTTATCCAGCCCAATCAAGCCGGACAGCAACCGCAAGCCCTCCAGCCCCAATCGGAAAATCCTTTACAAGGATTCGGAGAGCAACCGCAAGCGGAACCGATACCCGTATCTGGTATAACAGCCCAAATATCACAAGAAGATGAAGAAGCCGGATTTTAAGAGTTCAATATCAACATTCAAAATTTTATCGACATGGATACACAGAATAACAATTTACCTTTCAAGGCTAACGAGGTCATTAGCATCTTACAGACAGCCCCGGATATTCTCGCCCGCAATGAGGCGTCGGTCTCAGCTTGCACGAACGCAGGGAAAACCCTCTTGGACACGATTGAGGGAAATGGAGGTATCGGCACGGACGAGATCGACACTGCGGTACAAGAATACCTTGCGAAGTCAAAGAAGACCGTAGAGAACATGAACAACCGCCGGAAGCCGTTAACCCAAATGCTAACGGCCATATCCAAACGTTTCACGACACTAGAGGGTTCCATAGACGCCAAATCCAAGGGAACCATCCCTTATCTGCTACAGATGGAGCGTAACAAATACGCCGCCAAGAAGCTGGAAGAGCAAAAACGCCGTGAGGAAGAGGCCCGGCAAAAACAGTTGGCGGAGAACGAGAAAGCCCAATACCGGGCCGACATAACGGTCTTGCTTGATACCACGTACGCCGCCTACGTCGAGAAGCATATCAACGCCTTGAACGGGATTTTCAATCGTGCCTCCCTAGCCACGTATGGGGACGTATGCCGGCAGATCACGCAAACAAGCACCGGTTTCTCATGGACGGATTTCGTGAAAAACGTCGTGGATAACAAACAGACATTCTATATGGACGGTGAGACCCGCAAAGCGATCAAGAACGAGATAGCCATCCTAAAGAAAAAAGAATATTCCGATCGATACGCTTTCGAGATCGAGGGACTGAAACAATCCTTGGTCGACCGCCTCCCATCCCTCCGGAAACAACTGGAGGAGCAAGAGGAAATTCGCAAGACCAACGCAATCGAGGCGGCACGGCTGGAAGAGGAGCGCAAACGGAAAGAGGCGGAAGAACGTCAAAAGGCCGAACTGGAACGTAAGCGCAAGGAAGAGGAAGCGAGAGCCAAGGCGGAGGCAGAGAAAGCCACTGCGGAAGTACAGGCAGCCTTCGATTTCAGCGCCGCCAGTATGTCTCCTACCCCTACCAAGGCAAAGATCAAGAAAAAGATCCAAGTCACCAATCCACAAGGATTCATGCAGGTATACCAGATGTGGTTCATGCGTGAGGGTATCAACATGAGCATGGAGGATCTTGAGAAGATCCATAAGAAGATGATCTCCTATTGCGAGAAAATAGCCAATAAGGACGGTGAGCGAATCCAGTCCGCATTCGTGAAATATGTCGATGATGTAACGGCCAAGTGATATGAGAAAGCTATATCTGTCCTCATGGATAAACTTCGGGAAATACAGGCGTACACCGAGTAATCTAAAAAAAATCCTCGATACGGAAGAGGGCCGCAAATGGTTCCGGTGGCTGATGGATAACACTTACGATTTTGAATTTGACTTCGCAGTCATTGAATACTTAAAACTCAAGGAAGAAGATGCAAGATACGTATTACCAACGGTCTGAGGTCAGCAACTCAGACCTGACAGAACTAAAGAACCTCCTCTATCCCCGTACGCAATACGGGGATAAGGAGAAGGCGTTCAAATTCGGGAGTCTGGTGGATGCGATGCTGACAGAACCCGAACGGGTAAGATATGACAAACATACGGTAGATG